CTCTATAAATAGAATCTAAATTTAATGGACAAACCACTTTACCTAGATCTTCTTTATATATAAAAGTCCTCTTAAGGAAAGTCATATCTTCTACATTAACAAATTTCACAGTATTCAATCCTTTATCAGAATTAGTGAAATCCATATTACACCTCTCTTTTAAGAAAGTTTGGTATGTCTGAGCATTGAATAAATCTTTGACCTCACTTTTAACAGCAGCTAAAAGATCATCACCATAAACTCTAGGTAGAACATAATCAAAAAAATTCATCTTCCTATCGGGAGAGACTTTCATATACCAAAAACACATCATAAGAATGATATTTCGAAGGCAATTTAATTCTGCAGTTCCATGAGCTCCGGAAGTTATAATTCCTGGTATAGTCATGAGATCTTGATTCATTTTAATGTGTGGATAAACTAAATCTGTAAGGATTCCATTAACCATTTTTAATGAAAATTCATTAAAACCCATAGCTTTACACACCATTTCTACTACTCTAAAAGCACCCATAGTAATGCTTACTGCCATACTCTGGTCATAATTTGAATAATCTCCTTCCATAATGTTTTCAGAAAATTCCAATAATAATTCTTTAATACTTCTACCTTGTGTGAACATATTTACACCAATAGAACAGCAAAACAAATCAGAATCTTCAACCATTGCGGAAAAAAAATCACTTAGAAACATTTTAGATGCTATAAGTAATGGTAGGGAAGTAGCCATAAATATACGTGTTTTACCACTCAATATTTTGCTTTTCTCCCTTGGTTCATCTTTTAAACTAGCAGTAAAGATAGGGTTAGCCATCTCACCAGCTACATAATGTTCCAAAAGATCCATCACAGCAGTTGAAAGTTCATCCGTGGGGATTCTATATTCGGACTCAAAACTGGTACTATAAATAGGTAAATGCTTACTCTTAGGGCCAGGAAAACCATGACCTCCTCCAGTAGATGCATTAACGCGCTTAATAAAAGCATCATCTTTACATCCATTTATGGCATCTTGTAAATTTAAAGCCGACCATTTCCTCGAAGGATATTTCTTCTTCAAACCAGATATAATACGAGTCGCAAATTGTTCAACTGCAAAAGAAATAACATCAGTAGGTAGATTTTTCTTTTCTCCACCCATCTTACGTAGACCCTGATTATATGGTGACACATAATCTGTTCCAATCATTGTTGGTCTCATTACAGGAATGCCGTACTCGACTTTCCTTTCAAATCCTATTATATTACACATAATTGTTAACG